TCACTAATTGATAGTTCTGTAAAGAACGATGACCAATTGGTTAAACTTGCAACAATTGCAACTAAAATTATAGCATCTGAAAAGAAAACCGAAGGACAAGATGGATTCTTAACTGAATTTGAAAAAAATCAATTACTTAAAGAATTAGAAGAAACTAAACAAGAAGTTGAGAGAGTGGATGATTTAGAATTTGAATTGGAAGATTTAAAAAAGAAAATGAAGTAGTATGCAGAATCCACAATCAACAGCTGTAGCAGTATCACAAACTCCCGGTTCTAAGCAACCTATGGGATTTGGTATAGTTTATTCTGTTATACTTGATGAGAATCACCCATATTTAAAAAATGCAGGAGATAATCAAATTGAAGTAAAAGGTCAATCATCTTATATAGGTGCAGTTCAATATAGAATAGTAGGACAGCCATCATCAGATGATGCATCACTACCTCTTGCATTTCCTTATGATAAAAATTTCAAAACATTACCAGTTGTAAATGAATCCGTAGAAATTATACAAAACAACGGAGTATCTTATTATAGAAGAATTGGAACAGACAGAACTCCAAATGTTGATTCTAAAAAAACAATCATATCGGAATTATTTCCAGCTGAACAACAGTCGGTTGATAAAAAGAAAAATTATCAAACTGTTGGTGCAACTGGAACTGAAATGAGTAATGTTAATGAATCTGGAAAATATGATAAATATGGTGAATATTTTCAAGAAGAGCCAGGTATACATAAATTAAAAATGTATGAGGGTGATACTCTTATTGAAACTAGATTTGGACAATCAGTTAGATTTTCTGGATTTAATAATCCAAATAATATATTTTCACCTACAATTATATTAAGAAACTCTGAAAATTCGGAATCAAAAAAGAAAGAAATCAAATTACCATCCGAAGAAGATGTAAACAGAGATGGTAGCATAATAGTACTTTCTGCAAATCAATATCAATTACCATTCCAACCTGGAACAGTAGATGATAAAGGTTCTAGCGATTTTGAAACAAAACCAAATACATTTAAATCATATCCATCAAAATTAATAGGTGACCAAATATTAATAAATTCTGGAAGAATAATTTTATCTGCAAAAAATGCAGAAATGATTTTCTATTCTAAAAAGAATTATGGATTTATTTCTGATGGTGCATTATCAATAGATAATAAACTTGGTGTGGATGTAAATGTTGGTGATAATACAAATTATACAACTAACGATAGAGATATAAATTTAAATACTGGTAATGGTAAAATAAATTTGGGAAATACAAAGTTAGAACCATTGGTTAAAGGAGATGCTTGGGTATCTTTGATGGAAGAATTAATTGATGCAATCGTTCAACAAGTATTTCTAACACCAGCCGGGCCATCCGCAACGGGTCCTACAAATGTTCCTAAATTTAATACTATAAAATCAAAATTAAAATCGGTATTGAGTGAATTAAACAAAACATCTTAAAATGTCTTGGGAAACGTTTAAACAAAATATATTAAGAGTAGCTCAAAACCCAGAAGCAATTAACGATATAGATGTTATCGCAACTGTATATGCTACTGAATATGATGCAGCGGTAAAAAGAGGTAAAGATAATTTGTTTCAAGCAAAGTTTAAAATGGGTGATTCTGGTTCTCTAAAAGAATTATTTAAATCGGCATTCGAAAAGGGAAACTCACAAACACAACCATATGATTTAGTTGGTGAAATGGGTAAAGGTGTTTTAGCTTATTGGGGTACTGCACAATTAGACCCAACAACAGTCCCAAATCCATCAGTAACACCACCTGCAATAGGAGCAATTCAAAATATACAAATAACTTCTATAAATTGTACAAATGCAGGGAGTTGGCAATCACCAGCACCATTCGCAGGTGAAGAAGATTTGAGAAATGAAAATGAAAAAAATGATGATACTCCTGATACTGAAATAGGAGAAACCGAAGCTATTATAGGAGAAGTTCCTGTTGATGAAGAAGTTGCAGAACCTGAAGTAATAGAAGATGTTAGTACTGAACTGAATTTACAAGCAGAAGAAGTTAATATAGAAATAAAAGAAGAAAGCTCTACCCCACCAAAAGAAGGAGCTGAAGATGTTGTTCCAAAAATATCAAAGAATGTTGGAGCCACTGCACCACCAATACCACCGGGCCTTGCTCAATATGCGGTTGGTGGTAAGAATGGGCAGATACCTAGAAATAAATTAGGTAACATTGATGGTTCTTATGGGTCTGGTGTATTACATATTGAAGCCGCTAAGATGTACAATAAAATGATAGCAAAGGCTAAGCAAGAAGGTGTACGTTGGAGAGTATCATCTACATATAGAGATTTAGCAGGACAAGAAGCTTGTTTTGCAAAATATGGATCTGGTAGTGCTGCTAAACCAGGTTATTCTCCTCATGGTTGGGGACTTGCTTTGGATTTTGGTGAAATATGTGGTATGCAACAAGATAGAGCAAAAGCATTGGGTGTAAGTAGAGCATCAGCATCGGCTGCACGATATACAAGAGAAAATTCAAAGATTTATCAATGGTTAGCTAAGAACGGACCTAATTACGGATGGTATAATCCATATAGATTAGCAGATGGTACTGGTATGGATGAAGCATGGCATTGGGAATATTGGGGATTTTATACATTAACTAAACAACAAAGAGAATCTTAATATGTCAGCAGTTCCACCAACCAAAAATCACGAATTATTGATTGATGAGTTTATAAGATACGCTCAACAACATTTAACTACTGTAAGTGGTATTGTAAATACTGTATCCACATATCCGCCAGCAAATACACCGGGACCCGGAGTTGCTAATTGGCAAGGTTATAGTGTAGACCCACCAAATCCACCAACTCCAGAAGTAAGTACGGAACAAATTGAAATGACTGATGCTCAATTATTAGCAGCAGAAGAAGCAAGTTTACAAGGAGCTGATATAAACGAATCAACTGCTGCAGCATTTGATACTGAAGCAGTAGTAGAACCAACAACTCCAGAAGAAACCGCAGAAGTAGAAGTAAAATTAGAAGAAGTTGAAGCTAAATTAGAAGAAGAAGCAGCTAATACACCAGACCCACCACTTACGGAAGAAGAAAAGCCAAAAAATAACATACAACAAGAACCAAATTTTAAAAGTAAATTAAAAGTACCAAATGAATTAGTTTTGGCTATGCGAAAATATGGTATAGCTAGAAATCCATTAGAAAGAGCTCATTTTTTAGCACAAACCGCTCATGAGTCTGGTAACTATATTTATAAAGAAGAATTAGCTTCTGGAGCGGCATATGAGGGTAGAAAAGATTTGGGAAACACACAAACTGGTGATGGTAAACGATATAAAGGAAGGGGATATATCCAATTAACAGGTAGAGCTAATTATAGAAAATTTGGACCAGCTGCTGGTGCAGATTTTGAAGGAAACCCTACGATAGTTGGTTCTAAATATTACGCAGATACTGCTTGTATGTTCTGGAAATCGAATAGATTAGGTGAAAAATGTAAAGATTCAACAACAACCACAATTAAAGTAATAACAAAAAGAATCAATGGTGGTTATAACGGATTGGATGATAGAACCAAAAAGTTTACAAGTTATTGGACAGATTTGCAAAAAGATAACACTTTATGGGCGTAAATCCCAAAAATAATCAATTCAAATATTTATAAACATAACAAATAAGGACGTATGAATACTGACAAATTATTACAAGCCATTCAAATCTTAGTTAAAGAGGAACTTAAGCAACAACTTCCTACTCTTATTAAGGAAGCAGTAAGGTCTGAAATGAAGAAAGTATTGGCTGAACAAAAACAACCAAAAAATACTGGATTAAGTATGGCTAAGGCTATTTTGGGTGAAGAAACTACAAAAGTAGCTCAACCAAAACCAAAAGAATTTAGCAAAAATCCAATGATTAATCAAATACTAAATGAAACTAGAACAGCTGTTTCAACTGATGCTGGATTTAGAACTATGAGTTTTGGCCAGGCTGATATGGGTTCAATAGTAGGTAGAACTGCAATAGCTGAAAAAATGGGTTATGGTGAATTTGCTGGTGGTGGACAAAGAACTGGATTGGGTGTTCAAACTGGTAATGAATCATTAGATAAAGCATTGAATAGAGATTATTCTGAGCTTGTTAAAAGATTTAAGAAGTAATGGCAGTAGTATTAGGACAAAAGCTTGTACAAGATACCAAAAAGTTTGATGATTTTGCGGTAGGTATAACATTGCCTATACAAATAGGAAATACTGCATTTAATCAAAGTTTTAAAACATTTGAGCAAGCAAGTTCTAATATAAAAAATTTATTACTAACCAAAAAAGGTGAAAGAGTAATGCAGCCTGAATTTGGAAGTGGGTTACAAGAATTATTATTTGATTTTAACGATGATAGTTTAGCTGGTAAAATAGAAGAAACTATTACAACAGCAATAGAAACTTGGTTACCTTATATAACAATTCAGCAAATTGATGTTGAAGCATCTAATTATGATAAAGATACTAATTCGGTAAAAATATCAATTAAGTTTAGTATATTAGGTAATGCTGAATTAAATACAGTAACATTTAAAGTAGCTGCATAATAAATAGAATATGTCAATAACGATAACAAATAGAAATTTTAAAAATAAAGGAAAAGATATAAAATATCTTAATAAAGATTTTGCATCTTTTAGAAATAACCTTATTGAGTTTGCAAAAACTTATTTTCCAAAAACATATTCTGATTTTAATGAATCATCACCTGGTATGATGTTTATAGAAATGGCATCGTATATTGGTGATTCTCTTTCTTATTATATAGATGATACTTTAAAGGAATCTTTAATGGTTTATGCCGAAGACCCACAAAGTGTTTTGGCATTATCGCAATATTTGGGATATAAACCAAAAGTATCTTCCCCAGCAGTAACTACACTATCTGTTTATCAATTAGTACCTTCTGTTGGAACTGGTGTAAACAACAAACCTGATTCAAAATATTATTTAAGAATTAAAGAAGGTATGCTTAGTAAATCATCTAAAGCTGGTATAATTTTTAGAACAACTGATTTAGTTGATTTTGCTGATGAAACTGATAGAGAAATAACAATCTATCAAAGAGATGCAAATACAGGTGAACCATTATTTTATTTAGTTAAAAAATATGTTCAAGCTATATCTGGTGAATTAAAACAAAAAGAAGTAACTTTCGATGCATATTCTCCTTTCCAAAAAATTACTTTGGATGATACTAATGTAGTTGACATATATGATGTTAGAGATGGTAATGGTAATAAATGGTATGAAGTTCCTTATTTAGCACAAGAAATGGTTTTTATTGATGAACCAAATTTAGAAAAGAACGATCCCGATTTATATCAGTTTAAAACAACTGTACCATTCATATTAAAAACAATTAAAACATCTAGAAGATTTGTATCTAAAGTAAATCAAGATAATACAACATCTATTCAATTTGGTGCAGGAGATTCTTCAGCTAGTGATGAACAATTAATTCCAAATCTTAAAAATGTTGGACTTGGATTACCAAACTCAATAGATAGATTGGAAGAATCATTTGACCCAACTAACTTTTTGAAAACAAAAACGTATGGTACATCCCCATCAAATACAACTATGACTGTAAAGTATTTAGTTGGTGGTGGTGTTGCATCAAATATAACTGTTGGTGAACTTACAAAGGTAAATAAAATTGAATTTGATGAAGATACCGAAGCATTCACATCAGCACAAAAAGCAATATACAATACAGTTAAAAGTTCAGTAGCTATTGATAATGAAGTACCTGCAACTGGTGGTAGAGGTGCAGAAAGTTTAGAAGAAATAAGACAAAATGCATTAGCATTTTTTGGTGCACAAAATAGAGCAGTAACCGCAAAGGATTATCAAGTTAGAGCATTATCTATGCC